GATATTCGTGGAGAACTCAGATCTTTAAGAGTGGATGTGGATGGAAATATTATGGTGTTCTCCACGAATATCCAGCACTAACAGAACAACGACAACCAACAATTGACAGATTGGTTGGTGATTACAGAGTTGTGGCTAGAACGGTTGGTGGTAGAAACCAAAACATCACTCCCGTAGAAAAGTATAAGAAAGATGCAGAAATCTTAGAAAAGGCTTTAATTGATGAGCCAGAAAATGTTCGGTATCAATTCTATCTTGCTCAAAGTTATTTTGATTCTCAGCAATGGGAAAAGGCAGAACAAGCATATGTCAAGAGAGTAGAGATGGGTGGGTGGCCAGAAGAGATTTATTATTCAATATATCGAATAGGAATAACCAGAGCACTGCAAAATAAGAACTGGGTTGAAATTCAACAAGCATTCCTAGATGCTTATAATGCACGACCAAATCGCGCTGAACCTTTATATCAAATTGCAAGAATCTACAGACTTAATGGAAAGCCTGCTCTTGGATATGTCTTTGCCAAAATGGCAGCAGAGATACCTTACCCAAAAGACGATATTCTGTTCATAGACAATGATGTGTATCGATACGGGATATTGGATGAAATTGGAAGCACTGCGTTTTATGCCGGTAAGATTGAAATCGGTTATAACGCATGTAAAGCATTGTTAGATCGTAATCTTCTCCCTGCCAATGAAATTGAAAGAGTTAAGAAAAATCTAAGCGAGTATGAAAGAATCATTATTGAGACAAAAATTCAACTAAATGAAAAAAAAGTTGAACAAAAGATGGAAAAGAAAAAACTCAAACTCCACAAGAAAAAAGAACGAGCAAAGAGATAAGATAAATAGATTAGTTAGGAGCTAATCTATGTCAGCAAATTACGATATTCCAGCAGAACAGGGTTCTGATTTTTGGTTGTACCTCCGTTATTTAAACAACGAAGACACACCATTTGATTTTACCAACTATACCGCAAAGATGGAAGTCCGCCGTTCTTATGAATTGGATACTGTTCTTGCATCGTTTTCTGGTAATCCACTAGGTGCTACAGTTGGGTTGACTGGTGGTTATGGAGGAATAACTTTAAATGTTGATATCAGTGGTACTACTGGTGCTACTGGTGGTATTCTTTTATATGTTTCTGGTTCAGGAATGGCAGACATGCCTGTTGGAAAGTTTGTTTACGACATTCAAGTTAGCAATAGTAATGGCAGTAATATTCGTTTGATGGAAGGTCGTTTTGATACTACTCCGAGTGTAACAAAATGAAAATTCTATTAACCGAAAAATACAAAGTTATTGTTAGTAAAAGTCAAACTGTTTCCAATAGCAGAAAAGTTATTGCAATAACAATTCAAGAAAAAAATAAAACAATAGTCTATCATAGATGAAGAATTTTTTTGATTATGTCAATTCAAACGAAGAGGAGCCAAAAATTGGTTCTTCTCGTATTGTTGTTGGTAATCATTCTCCCGGTGATAAATTTATATTAGTACGAGAAGAGTTAGGTCTATCAGAAGGAACTATTGTAAGCATTTCTGATAATTCATCTTCTGATAATGTTTGGAAACTTGGTTATGGTCTTTCTGAAGTTACAATAAACACTCCCAACGGAGAAATGACTCTGCGTGGTTCTACCAAGCAAATACAAGAGTTATTTGATCCATATGTGGAAGAAACAGTAAAACCAGAAGAACCAAAAGTAATAGTTGTTAATAAAACAATACAACAAAAAATAATAGAAGAAGGAACTCCAGGTCCAAGAGGAACAGCAGGGGAACGAGGACCTATGGGTCCCGTTGGTTTTGCAGGACCCAAAGGAGACAAGGGAGATAGGGGAGAGAAAGGTGATCCCGGAGAACGGGGTGAACTAGGTATTCCTGGTCCAAAAGGAGACAAAGGAGATCAAGGAATACCGGGAACAAATGGTAAAGATGGTAAAGATGGAATGCCTGGTCCTGTTGGACCAAAAGGTGATCGCGGTGAACCAGGACCTGAAGGCAAACCTGGCCCCGCTGGCGCGGCCGGTCGCAACGGAAAAGATGGGGAAAGAGGAGAAAGGGGAGACAAGGGAGATCCGGGCAAAGACGGAAACATTGGTCCTGAAGGAAAACAAGGATCACCCGGAAAAGATGGGAAGGATGGAAAAACTGGAAAACAAGGACCAGCAGGAAAGAAAGGCGAAAAGGGAGACAAAGGTGATCCCGGTGAAACTGGTATTGTAAAAGTATCGCATCCACTAGTTTATGATGCAAAGACTAAACACCTTTCGTTTGATTCTAAAAAGATAGAAAAACTAGTAGAAAAATTATCATCTCTTAAGAGTGGTTCATTTGATTTAACTTCTATTGGTGGTGGTGCAGTAGGAATACAATTCAATAAAGCACAGATTATTAAATCTGTAAATGACATTAATTTCACTGGTTCTGGTGTTACAGTAACACGAAAAGGAAAAAATGTAGAAGTTAACATTACAGGTGGAGGCGGAGGTGGTGACGGAATAAGTGGCCCCTATGTTGTTTCTTTGAGTGGAACAACAGGCGAAGTAAATCTACAAGGGTTGCGGGGCATTTCTTACGCGATTGCAGGAAATACGCATTCATTTGGTATTGACTATTCACGGGGTGGTTTAACATTTCCTACTAGAAGTGCTAAAGATATTGGAAAAGGTGATATTTTATTATTACAAGATAAGACTACAAATGTGCTTGGCAACCCTGCAAAAGCAAATCAAATGTTTGTTACCACGGTTGCCAGCCTTAATAACTATTTTGATTATACTGCTCCAGCCTCCACCTTTAAATCGACTTCAAATATTCTTGTAACTGATGCGGCCGACGAAGAAACCAAACAAATATCTTATACTGATTTTATTTCTGCTATTTCTTCTACTGTTGTTGGAACCACAGGTGCTACTGGTGCTACAGGAGCCACAGGTCCTCAAGGTACAACAGGTGCTACAGGTCCTCAAGGTGCTACAGGTGAACAAGGTGCTACTGGTGCCACTGGTCCGCAAGGTAATACAGGTGCAACAGGTGTTACGGGTCCTCAAGGTATCTCAGGTGCAATAAGTTTCACCTCATCAACCACAGCACCCGCAGGAGCCACATACGGTGATATGTGGTTCAACACAAGCAGCGGAAATGTGTTTGTTTACATCACAGATGGCTCGTCTTCATATTGGGTTGAACCATTTGGTCCTCAAGGAGCAACTGGTGCGGCAGGGGTTGCTGGTGCAAATGGTGCTACTGGTTCTCAAGGTAACACAGGTGCAACTGGTCCTCAAGGTGCAACAGGATCGCAAGGTGCAACAGGTGCTACTGGTGCAACGGGTTCTCAAGGTGCAACGGGTTCTCAAGGTGCAACGGGTTCTCAAGGTGCAACGGGTTCTCAAGGTGCAACTGGTCCTCAAGGTGCAACAGGATCGCAAGGTGCAACAGGATCGCAAGGTGCAACAGGATCGCAAGGTGCAACAGGTGCTACTGGTGCAACGGGTTCTCAAGGTGCAACGGGTTCTCAAGGTGCAACAGGTGCTACTGGTGCAACGGGTTCTCAAGGTGCAACTGGTCCTCAAGGTGCGACTGGTCCTGTTGGAGACTATGTAATATCAGTCAACGGACTCACAGGTACAGTTCAATACATCGTAGACTTCAAGAGAGGGTGGTTCTTATCATGAGAAGATGGCGACTCAATTCAGGATACTGTGGCAACACAGATCAACGCCGTACAGCGGCAGGAACTATTCCTAGTCTGAAGCATTACATGGAGAGAGATTTGGGAGAGTTTAATAGCACGCTTTGGACTCCCCAAGAAATCTCAACAGTATTTTGGTTGGATGCAGCACAATCTTCAACCCTCACAATTTCTACAGGTGTTTCCACATGGGCTGATAGAAAAGGTGGTGGAGTAAATGCTGTGCAAGCAACATCAGCAAATCAACCAGCATACTCTGCAACCGCCTTTCCTGGTTCATTGCCTGGAGTTTTGTTTGATGGTTCCAACGATGCTATGGATATTTCCACCACAGCAATGCAAAATCAATCACATGGAGTGTATTGGGTATGGTCAAGAAGTGGAGCAGGAACTGGTAGTGATGCCTATAGACCATCAATAGGCGTTTTGGCTTCAGCAGGACAGGGAACGGATCGTGGTGCCTTACACTATGTAAAAAACAGTAACAATTTAGGTGCTTGCTATCCATATTTTGGTGGGGCTGCACAAGCAAATTATGATTTGAGTAGCGGAACTGTATACGCGAATAATGTTGGTAACATAATGGCATTTCAAAGCAATACCACGGGATGGGGAGTGTGGAGAAACGGAACCTTGGAAAGCACCACTAACACTATTGCAACACCAGACAACACCAATGTTGGTTATTCATTAGCAAGACAATATACTGTCAATAGAGCATCCAACATAGTAATTGCAGAGGTCATAATGGTGCAATCTACAAACACCACGACCAGACAACTCATTGAAGGATATCTTGCATGGAAGTGGAAATTGCAAGGCAGTCTTCCTGTGGGTCATCCGTATCTAAACGCAGCACCAACAGCATAAACACCATGCCCATACAATTTCCAACATCTCCGTCAGTAAACCAAGAATACACCTACGAAGGAAAGGTGTGGGCATGGGATGGTTCTGCTTGGGTGGGTGTGCGGCAGGAAACTGGTGGAATACAACGCAGCAACATATGGGCAAAGCAGAATCTTCTAATTCCTAAACGGGGATTTGGATTAAACTCTGGTTACAACGGAACCACCGATCAACGCCGTACAGCAGCAGGAACCATTCCTATTCTGAAGCATTACATGGAGAGGGTTTTGAGTTCAATAAAAACACCGTCAGATGTAGATGTCGCTAATCTTCTTCTTTGGTATGCTGCTGATCGGGAAACTGCATATTCAAATAGTCAGTCGGTATCTACGATGACGAATCTGACATCTGGTGGATCGAATGCCACAGCATTTGGAACTGGTCCAACCTATGTGACCAACGCCCTCAACTCCCTACCCATCTACAGGTTTGCAAACAATCCTTGTAGAACCACATCGTCATACTCATTCACGGACTTCACCTTCTATGTGGTATTTAAGGATACTAGCGGAACAAATAATGCATTCGAACGCCTAGTAGATCAGGATTACATAAATGGTTTTTGGTTTGGTAGAAACGACACCACCGCAAACAGTTTTGGTGGCGGTGTGCGTGAATCCTCTCCACCGTATGGTGTGTTCGTTACGGCAACAGACACACAATGGAACATCATTGCCAATCAACGGGACGGAACCACTCATAATGTGTGGAACAACGGCGACTTTACGAATAAATCATCCAATACTGTTGTGTCAACAGCAACTACTAGCAATGTTGTTGGCATCGGTGGGTGGTTCAATAACTCATCACAACAAGCGCAGGGCATCGACATTGCTGAAATTGTTTTCTACAAGAGTGCATTGACTACCACAAATAGAAATATCATCGAAGGCTACCTTGCCCATAAATGGGGACTCATCGCAAATCTTCCCGCAGACCACCCATACAAAAACGCAGCACCGTACACATAAATACCATAGGAGAACCAATAGATGCCAGACATATACACAAATTACGCAACTTCAGTCGGTGTCACAGCAGCCACCACAATCTATGCGGGAATCACGGGAACCGCAATAGTGAATGCTATTCATGTTGCCAACAGCAACACCACAGTAGCCAATAGTGTATCTGTTCAGTTGTTCAAGGGAGCAACAGGGTACTACATTGTTCGTGCAGCAGCAGTTCCAATTCAAGCAACATACCAAGCACTTGATGCACCAATTCCACTCGTAACAGGAGACACACTCAAAGTTACAGCAGGATTAACTGCGGGACTTGATATCATCGTATCAGTATTGGAGTCAACATAATGGCACTACAACAAATTATTCAACATCCTACAGGAACCTATTCGCAATATTGGAAGATTCGTACTTTGAATCTAAATCATACAGCCAAGACAGGTACGATTATTTTGGATGGATATGTTTCCGAACAAGCCAGATTAGACAATAAAATTCCTCTTGATGAAAGAACCATCAATGTGTTTGATTTTGATGTGTGGTTTGCACCTTCTGTCATTGATGCTGCGGGAATGAATGAGGTAAAATCTGCATATACCTTTACGAAGTCTATTCCGAATGGTGAGTTTGTTGGATCTACAGACGTTTAAAATCTAACATAAATGTTAACACATGGCACTAGATTTTCCTACATCACCAGCACTTAATCAAATTTACACATTTGGTGGTCGTTCATGGCAATGGAACGGTTATGCATGGGACAATATATCATCCGCTGGTATATCTGGAAGTTATGTAAGTCAACTAAATGGTTTAAGTGGTGGTGTTACTTTAGCGGCTGGATCAAATATTACCCTAACTCCATCGGGTAATATAATTACAATTGCATCAACTGGTGGTGGTGGTGGTGGAGCTACTGGTGCTACGGGAGCCACTGGAGCCACTGGAGCAGGTGGAGCTTTAGGATATTGGGGTAGTTTCTGGTCAACTCAAGACCAAGCAGCAGCAAGTACAACACTTGCTTATGCAATTACTTACAATAATACAGATCCAAATTCTAATGGTGTAAGTATTGTTTCCAATTCAAGAATTACATTCAGTAATTCCGGTGTATATAACATTCAGTTTTCAGCACAGGCGGACAGAGTTTCTGGATCCGGTACAGACACTATTGATATATGGTTCCGCAAGAATGGATCAGATATTCCAGATAGCAACACTATCGTAACTGTTTCCGGCGGCGCAGCCGCAGCCAAAACAGTTGCTGCGTGGAACTATATGTTGAATCTTAATGCGAATGATTATGTTGAATTGATGTGGAGAACATCTGATACCCGTTTAGAATTTATCGCAGATCCAGCAGGAACAAGCCCAACTAGACCGGCAATTCCTTCTGTAATTCTTTCAGCAAATCAGGTTATGTATACTCAGCTTGGTCCCACAGGTCCAACTGGTCCCACAGGTCCCACAGGTCCAACTGGAGAAAAAGGTGATACTGGACCAGTTGGCGATTATGTAATATCAGTTGATGGTCTAACAGGAGAAGTAGTTTTACCATCTTGGACAAACACAGATCCGGGTTATTCAAACGGAATAGCAAACGGTATAACATTTGCAGTTGGTTCTAGTGCAATAGATGTATTAGAGCAATTGATATATCCATATCAACCTGTATCTTTCACCGCGTTTAATATAAATCTGAGTGCAAGCACATTTGATCTTGGTTTAACTTCTGCTGCTGGTTCGTACAATGCAACATGGAGCACTAGTGGTCCCGGAGCAAATTGGATCGCAGGATCAGTTCAAATATCAAATAATACGACTGCTACCTTACTTCGTGGTAGTTTAAATTATAACAGTTCTCCGGCTGGTGTGACGCATCCTGATTACAGATATACAGTTCCCACCACAATACAATTTGGAATAACTGGTCAACAAGTTTCTAATAACTTAGTTTCTAGAACACAGTCATATAGTTGGTTGCATAGAATATATTATGGAAAAAGTTCTTCTGCTTCGTTGACATCTATTTCAAATTTAACAACAGGTTCATCAAGTAGATTTACAAGTTCTACTACATCTCTTGGTACATTTACATATTCATTTATAGCATCTGGAAGCCCAGAATATTGTTATGTTGTCGTTCCAACTTCTCCGGGTTCTCCCGGTTCTTATAGTTCATGGAAAGATCCAAACAATCTATCGCTTTCTCCAGTTACAGGAACATTTTCTGAGTTAAATAGTCATGGAGTAACAATATCGTGGACTTGGTATCAAGTTAGCAATCCAACAACAAGTACTTATTCGGTAACAGCCTCTTAATATGCCAATCACAGGATACATTTCAGTCGGTCTTCCAATCGGTCCAAACGCCGAAAATGATCCTACATTTGTACAAGATCCAAAATATGGATTGGGTGGTCTTCGAACAGTTGCAAATACAACAGCAAGAGATGCAATATTACAACAGCGAAGACAAATTGGTATGTTGGTTTATGTTGAGGATGAAAACAAATACTACTCATTAATTGGTGGTACGGGTGATGCATTTTGGACAGAATTCATAAGTGGTAGTGGTTCTACTGGAATAACTGAAATTTACGGCACATCTGCGGAAATTCAGGTGACAGGTTCTGGTTCAGAAAGAACAATTGGTCTTCCAGATGATGTTACTATTACAGGAAACTTGAATATTCTAGGAAATATAAATATAGGTGGTTATGTTCTTGCTGATGGTTTAATAATAACTAAAACTGCATTCCAAGGTTTTACTGGAGATGATGAATTAGAAGGATTATTAGATGTCAGCCTTGATGGCGGAAACTACTAACACGGGAAAAAACAATGGCAATAATTAAATTCAAGAAGGGTTCTGGAACACCAAGCGGATTAACTCTTGCTGAACCAGCATTTGATTTAGCAAACAATAAATTCTTTATTGGTGTTACTGGAAGTGCAATTTGGGTTGGTGGTGAGGTAGATAACAATACTGCACTTGGTACAAGCCAAGTTAAAATACCAACTCAATATGCTGTTAAAACATATATTGATAATAATATTGCCGGTGGTGCTGTAACTGCTGTAAATGGTTTAACTGGTTCTGTCTTTGTTGGTGCCGGCTCTTTTATTAATGTTGCCGCAGCAGGAAAAGGCATTACCGTTTCAAATGCTGGAGTGCATAGTGTAAATGGAAGCACTGGTGCTATTACCAATGTTGCTAAAACTGACGTAAATAATAATTTTAATGCTCCACAAACAATTTCTGCGTTTGGAGCAGTATTCGACATTGTTGACACTTTAAATAGCGCGGGCGTTACGATTGATCCTTTGGCAAATACAATTTCATGGAGAAATGGATTACTTTCAGCAGTACTTAATTTTAATCCCTCACCTGTATCTTTCCCCGACCCCGCTAGAGTTGCAACTCTGCCAGATTTTACAACAACCCTTGCAGGTCTTTCTGGAACTCAAACATTCGGAGGGACAAAGACATTTAATGCTCTTACTACCTTCAATGCAGGCATTATTGCTTCTGGTGCAACTTTTAGTGGAAATATATCGGCTCCCAATATTGTTACTGGGATTACTGGAACTGCAAATCAAATAGTTGTAACTGGTACAACTGGATCAGTCTCTGTTGGGTTCCCAAATTCTGTCACCATGCCTGGTTCGCTTTCCGTTACTGGAAATCTTACAGTAAACGGAACCACAACTTATGTTAATAGCACCGTTACTGAAATCGCAGATCCAATCATTACTCTTGGTTGGACTGGTGGTATCGGATCTCCTCCAGTAGACGATAATAAAGATCGTGGTATCGCATTTAAGTATAATAGCAGTGGTGGTAAAACTGGATTCTTTGGATATGACGATAGCACTGGTTACTTTACCTTTATTGGAGATGCAACTATTGCATCTGAAATAGTTAGTGGCGCTCCCGGTGCGGCGCAATTTGGAACAGTTCGGTTATTTAATAATGTTGCTGCTGTCGCCGCAACTTTACAATATGATGCAAGTGCAGCTGCAAGCAGAACTTTTACTTTTCCAAGCGTTGCTGATGGTACTGTTGTTGCTCCATCTGATTTAGGTACTACTAATTTCATAATAAAATCAAATGGAGCAGCTGCGCAACCAACATGGATAAACCCAAATGCCGCAGGATTCACTGCATATGCTGCCACGCACATAGGTGGAGGTCTTGCCGGATCGTTGCCATATAACACAGCAGCAACAACAACCACATTCCTTTCGATTGGTTCCGCAGGAACAATATTGTTGTCTTCTGGTTCTGCACCTACTTGGGCTGCGCCTACAGGAATCACAGCAGGAACTGCACAAACAGTCACAATGGTAAGCGATACTTCGGATACAACTTGCTTCCTATCTTTCGTAAACGCAGCATCAAATACAAATCAAGCATTGAAATATAATTCAAACTTGGCTTATAATGCTGCCACTAATTACCTTGAAGTGAACATTGACGGTGGTGGTTATTAAAATTTAAAATAGGAGATTTGTAATGAAAGAAGTGAATTATAATGAAGAGGTGATTATACCGTTTCTTCAAAAAAAGTGTCAAGAATTGTTGTTCTCTAATCTTATATTAGAGGGGAATGTCAATATACTTTCAGTAAAAGTTCAAAATTTAGAACAACAAATATCTGAATTGCGAATTAAAAATGAAAATTTGAGTAAGCGAAAAAAGAAAGATGAACCATCTTTAGACGGAGAAAGTTACTAATAAATACAGTGTATTACTTTTGAAATGGAAGAGTGAATGGCTATTATAAAAATCAAACGAGGCTCTGGTGTTCCGACTGGTTTAACTTATGCTGAACTTGCGTTTGATGCTACAAATAAAAAATTATACATCGGAGTAACTGGTGGTAGTGAATTATTAACTAGCCCATCGGGTGGTGTTTCTTCTGTAAGAGGTATTACTGGTGCTGTCGGTATCACCAATGGCTCTGGAATCGGTCTATCTGTCTCTGGAAATACTCTGACTGTTTCGAATACTGGCGTACTGAGTGTTAATGGTTTTACTGGTGCAATTGGGAATGTTGCAAAAATTGATTCAGATAATGGTTTTTTGGTAGCGCAATCCATTCAGATTGATGGCGGTGACTATGAATTATTTGTTGATCCTGAAAATAACGAAATATTTTATAACGATTTAAATGCATCTACTACATTAAAATTTGATACAAACGACAATACCGTAACATTTCCAAATGACACGGGCACAATTGCACTTACTAAAAATGTTGTAAGTTCTTTTAATGGACTTACGGGTGCTGTTACGGGGGTTACTACAGGAACTGCAAATACCTTTGGTCCTCTTCAAAGTTTTACAAATGGTATCAGTTCAGCAGGAGGAACCTTCAGCGCACTCACAAGATTCACTGCGGGAATTAGTGCTTCTGGTGGTATCACATTTAACTCTAATGTTACTATAAACTCTCCAAACATTCTGAATGTTATGACTATTGTGTCTGACTCGCAATTGTATCTTGAAGACACATCCAATGCCAGAGTTTCAATTGGTGATTATAGTTACAACAACAATAGTACTTACATCTATTTAAGAGATCCCACCAGCCAACTTCAGTTGTCAAATCCATTTGGAACAATAGACATAGGTGATCCAAATGGAATTGATTCTGGAAATTATATTTCGTATTCGGCAACGGATTCCACTTTGTACGGAAACTCCAATAGCCTTAATGGATTTTCTGATCTGTCTGCTAATTATATTTACGCTCTTTCGGGAATAAGTGCTTCTGGTGGGGTGACACTATCTGGTCCTTTAAATATTCGCAACACGCTGCTTATAAATGGTTCTCAGGGGTCCAACAATCAAGTTTTGACATCTACCGGAATCGGAATAACGTGGGCAGCAGTTCCAGCAGGATTTTCTCGTTCAATAAACATAATAACATCATCTACCACAGCAGGTTCTACTGCAAATATAGATTATGTGTATAATGGAAACACATCAGGAAACATTAATTTAACTCTTCCAACAGCAGTTAGCAACACAAATAGATATACAGTTAAAAATTCTAATATTGGAATATTAACAGTACTAACCACATCTTCACAAACAATAGATGGTATTACTGGTTATGCTTTGTCAAAACAATATCAAGCAATTGATTTGTTAAGCGATAACTCTAATTGGTTTATAGTATAACGGAGAAACTATGGCTTACAGTTCATATAGCCCAAATGATTACGTTCTTCCCGGTGTTGCACAGTCAGAAAATCCTTCGCAACTAGATACAATTATTTTTACAGATTTTAGTCAAGGAATTGCAACTTCAGGCACGATTCCTGCTCAAGGTGGAGTTATATATGCCACAACAGCAAACGGCGGAGCAATAACAAATAACACTCAATCTCACATAGAGGCTTTTGGAATAACCGCTTGTTCTGGAGTTATATCAATATCTACAGGAACAACTAGCAATTCAACAGGATACACCACAGTTTATACGAGCCCATTTATTATTCCTGGTCTATCTACTCCCGGCTCTGGAAAAATATCAAAGTATGAAGTAGAAACTTTGGTAAGAACTGATTCTACAATACACGGAAACTCACCAACAACAAACAGAGGATTTTATCGTTTTGGACTACAAAGTGGCTTAACCAATAGTGTCTCTGCTGATGGAGTTTATTTTGAATTTCTTTGTGACGGAACTACAACGGATACAACATGGAATATAGTATTTCGAAAAGATGGAACACAGTCAAGAGCAGATACTACCCTCACGGTTTCAGCCAGTAAAACATATAGACTTTATCTTTGTGTAGAAGTTAATACTGCGGGTACTATTACTACAACTTATAAAGTTAAAAATGTTACTGATAACTCTTCGGTAGAAGGAACAGCATCACCATCAAGTTCGTCTCATTATCCAACAGGAACAGCAGATTATATAGGAATGGTTTGGACAAATTCAAAAATTACAACAACGTCTACGACTGCAAGATTGTTGTTTTTGGATTATATGGGATGTAGAATAAGAAGGGAGTTAAACAGAGAAATTCTGTTGTATTCTTAACATGGCATATTCAGCAATATCATCAAATGATCCAATATTATTAAATACTTCTCAAAGTGAAAATCCCAATCAATTAGATTTGTTATATTTTACAGATTTTGTACAAGGTGTTGCTTCTTCAAACAATGGTCCAGGAATTGATGGAAGCCCATTTTATTTAAATCATTTATATAGCACAATTACAAGAAGCGCAGCAAATACAACAGAATACGGTCAATCAAATGGGCATGGAATTCTTAGTATGGATGGAACTTCAAATTTTAATGCGTATCAATTAATTCAAACAAATGGAAGACACATACCCGGATTAGTGCAACCCTCTTCTGGTTTAAAAACCAAATATGAAGCAGAAACAGCAATATTTGTAACAAATAATATATACGGTTCTGCGGTTCAGTATGGTTACTTTAGATTTGGTTTTGCAAATAGCGCAACAAGTCCTTCTGACGGAGTTTATTTTGAATTTTGGGTGAATGGTGTTTTTGATCTCGATTTAGCATACTTTGTAGACAGTACTCCAATAAACACCACATGGAATATTGTATGGGTTAAAGATGGAACGAGTAGTTCATACGATACTGGAGTTTTAGTAGAATTTCAAAAAATTTATCAACTGTATCTTGGAATAGAACAAGATTCTTCTGGAAATTTTGTAACAAGCTATTCTATAAACAATAAAACAGATTCAATAAAAACATCAGGAACTGCATCCCCGTCAAGTAATTCTCATTATCCAACTGGAAATACTGATTATATGTTTCCATTTTGGATTAATTATGGAATAGGTGATGGTGCAGGATATCCGAGTGTATCTCCAAAAATTCTTATGGATTACATAGGTGCAAGAATAAGAAGACCACTTACAAGAGAAATATTACTTTACAGTTAAAGGAAACAAATGCCAAGATTTTTATCTATTGTAAAATTTTCTGATCCACAATGTCAAGAATCAAAAATGTTTGACTTTGCCGAAAATGAAAGATTTATATACTTTGGACTAATTGCTCAAGATAATACAAGATGCATTGTACAAAGTTTAAGTAGTGGAAGAATCATGCCTTATTTGGTTTCGACAATATTTGAAGAAGTAGATCCAGTTGACTTTTAACTTTTTTGTAGTATAATATCTGTATGCTAAAAGTTTATCGTATTAGTGAAAATTCTATTTTACCAAAATTTGCCACAAAACAATCTGCTTGCTTTGACATTTCAGCGTGTGGTGATACTACTGTTCCCGCGCGTCACACTATGCCAATTTCAACTGGTATAATTCTAGACATTCCAGTTGGCTACTCTGTGCGTATTCATCCACGTTCGGGGTTGGCTTACAAAAAGGGAATAACTCTTCTAAATGCAGAAGGGATCATCGACTCTGACTATACAAATGAATTGATGATTCTTCTATACAATACATCGAATGTTGACTTTGTTGTGCGTCATGGTGATCGTATTGCCCAAGGAGAACTTATAAAGTCCCTTGACTATGCAATTGAAGAATGTTATACTGCGCCTGTACAAAAAACCGATAGAGTCGGTGGGTTTGGATCTACAGGAGTTTCATCATGAAGCGAGAAGAATTATTTCAACATCATAATAATTTATGCCAGACTGCTTTACACATCATGAAAATGAAGAATCATGATTACGCAGGAGCAGGCAACGGAACACCATTTGCCAATTTTGAAAGGTGCGAGGCAATGGGAATTTGTTCAACAGAACAAGGATTTTTGGTAAGAATTGTTGATAAAGTTTCTAGGCTTAGCACGTTTGCAAAGGATGGAAAGTTACTTGTTGAAAACGAAGGATACAATGACGCGATTCTTGATATAATCAATTATTGTGTTTTATTTTCAGCATATGTAAAATCAAAATCAGAATGAATTTTTATACGAACGCATTTGTCTACGGAAATAATATTCTTGTTCGTGAGATACGGGACAATAAGAGAACTTCTGAACGAGTTCAATATCAACCTAAACTCTATATCAAGGGTAAAAATTCGACACACACAACTCTAACCGGAGTTTCTGTTTCAGAAATGGAATTTGATTCCATGTCAGAAGCAAAAAACTTTGTGAAAGAGTATGAAGATGTGTCTAATTTTGAAATCTATGGAAACATGGATTTTGTTTATCCGTTTTTGGCAGAACGATATTCCGGTGAGATTGACTATGATTACTCAAAATTAAGAATAGCAATCATTGATATTGAGACAGAATGCGAGTCTGGGTTTCCAAATATGGAAAATCCGGTGGAGCGGGTGAATGCAATCACAATTTATTGTGATGAAAAGTACTTTACTTTTGGTTTGAACTCATTTAAAGGTATCTCTGCGAATCATCATGTTAAGTGCTATGATGATGAAGCAACGATGCTTATGGATTTTCTCAACTTTTGGCAATCTCTAGCACCTGATATTGTTACTGGTTGGAATATCCGATTCTTCGATATTCCATATTTGTATTCCCGTATATCGATAATACTGGGAACAAAAGAAGCAAAGCGTCTTTCTTTTTGGAATATTGTAAATCAAAAGGTGGTAAATCGTAGGAATAAAGATCATAATGTTTACGATCTTGCAGGGATTGCAACACTGGATTATTATGAACTTTATCTTACATTTACTTACACCAATCAAGAGTCGTACCGTCTTGATAACATCGCAAACATTGAATTAGGTGAGGGTAAACTTTCGTATTCGGAGTACGAAAGCATTCATGAATTTTACAAAAATGACTTTCAAAAATTCATTGAATACAATGTTCACGATGTAACTCTAATCAAAAAATTAGAGGAGAAGTTACGACTCATGGAACTTGCGGTTGCGCTGGCATATTCAGCCAAAGTAAATTTGATGGATATTTTCAGTCAGGTTCGGACTTGGGACGCAATCGTTTTCCATTATCTCCACGCGCGTGGTATTGTGATTCCTCCAAAAAAACATAATAGCAAAGATAGACAATATGCTGGCGCTTATGTTAAAGAACCAATCCCCGGTCTTTATAATTGGGTTGTTTCTCTTGACTTAAACAGTCTATATCCGCATTTGATTATGCAATATAACATTTCTCCCGAAACCAAAACCGATTGGGGCAAACCCGGCAATTTAACACCAGATTCTATTTTTGATCGGGAAGAAGGTAAACCAATTAAAACTTTCTTGGATCCGGTTCAAGTCTTTGATGATGCCAAAAACAGAAATGAAATTGTTGCTGCAAACGGTGTAACATTTCGCAAAGATGTTCAGGGGGTGTTTCCTGCTTTAATGGAAAAAATGTATAAAGAACGCAAACACTTCAAAAATTTGATGATTGATGCGGAAAAGAAAAGGGAGACTTGTACTGACTTGAAAGAAAAAATCAAGTTGGATTATGATATTTCAAAATATAACAACTTCCAACTTGTTCGTAAAATTCAATTAAACTCAGCCTATGGTGCAATCGGAAATGAATTTTTTAGGTATTATGACACAGATCTGGCAGAAGCAGTTACACTTTCTGGTCAGTTAAACATTCGTTGGATAGAAAGAGCACTGAATAAGTATCTTAACGAAACTCTCAAGACAGCAGATGTTGATTACATTGTTGCGAGTGATACTGATTCCATTTATATTTGCCTTGATTCTTTAGTTAAAAAAGTGTTGAAAAATGAAAAAAATATTGACAAAATTGTGGACTTTCTTGATAAATCTGTCAGTAAACTAATAGAACCATTTATCGAAGAAAAATATGAAGAACTAGCAAAGTTGATGAACTGTGCTGGAAATTACATGCACATGAAACGAGAAGTTATCGCAAGCAAAGGAATTTGGACTGCGAAGAAACGGTACATGTTGAATGTTTGGGATAGCGAAGGAGTTCGTTACAAATCAGTTAAATTAAAGATCAAAGGAATTGAAACAACTCGTAGTTCAACTCCACAGGTTGTTCGTGATAAACTCAAAAAGGCAATTGATATTATCATGAATGGATCGGAGGATGAACTAATTGAATTTGTTTCTTCCTTCAAAGAAAAATTCATTTCTTTGTCACCCGAAGAGATTGCATTTCCAAGAAGCGTAAATGGATTAAAAGATTATCATGATCCAACTATGATTTATCGTAAATCTACGCCTATTGCTGTAAAGGGAGCACTTTTACACAATCATTATGTTCGCAAATTAAAATTAGAAAAGAAATACAAATTGATCGGTGACGGGGACAAAATTAAATTCGTTTATTTGAAGTCGCCTAATCCAATATGTGGTCCAAATGGCAAGGATCAAGTTATTACATTTTTAAATTCCCTCCCAAATGAACTTGATCTCCATACATATATTGACTACGATACACAGTTCGAAAAAACATTCTTAGATCCACTAAAGAACATTCTTGATGTGATTGGTTGGAACGCAGAAAAACAAAACACTCTTGAGGATTATTTTATATGAACATTAAATCATTACTGAAAGTTACAGGAAACCAAGACGCATTCATTGCTGCCGAAAGCACAGAAACTACTAGTTTTGTAGATACTGGCTCATATTCACTAAATGCACTCCTTAGCGGAAGCCTTTATGGTGGATTTGCAAACAACAGAATTACTTGTTTGGCTGGTGAACAAGCAACAGGTAAAACTTTCTTTGCGCTTGGAATTTGTAAAAACTTTTTGGATACCAATCCAGAATCTATGGTTTTGTACTTTGACACAGAAAATGCAATCAATAGCGATATGCTTGAAGGAAGAGGAATTGACTCATCAAGAATCGCTATTGTTCCGGTTCTTACAATTGAAGAGTTTAAGACACAGGCTCTTAAGATTGTAAATTCTTATCTAGAAGAAGAGGAGTCAAAGAGAAAACCACTTTTAATGTGTCTTGATTCTCTTGGTATGTTGTCAACCGAAAAAGAAATGAACGACACAGCAGAGGGAAAAAATGTTCGTGATATGACTAAGGCGCAATTAGTCAAGGGAGCATTTCGTGTGTTAACTGCAAAACTTGGTAAGGCAAAAATTCCAATGGTAATCACAAACCACACATATCAAGTTGTTGGTTCTTATGTTCCAACCAAGGATTTATCTGGTGGTAGTGGTGTTAAGTATGCAGCGAGCACAATTCTATTCTTGAGCAAAAAAAAGGATAAGACTGATGAGGGAGTTGTTGGTAATTTCATTACTTGCAAAAACTACAAAAATCGTTTTGCTAAAGAAAACATGGAAATCGAAACTCGTTTGAACTATGAAACAGGTCTTAGTCGATATCATGGTTTGGCTGAATTGGCAGTAGAATACGGAATATTCAAGAGTGTTTCTACACGAATTGAATTGCCAGATGGATCAAAGGTGTTTATGAAAAACATCAACGAAGAACCAGAAAAGTATTTTACTAAGGATATTTTGGACAAGTTAGATGAAATGATTCAAAAGGATTTTAAATATGGAAAAATCGATAAATGATCTTTACGAAGCATCCGATCAGACTCACGAAGATTTTGTAATTATTCGCATAAAAGATGGTCCATATGTTGGAGTAGAATACACTTATGGAAAAATTAGTGTGTCTGAATCCGAAGACAAAACAACTGCCAAATTTATATTTGATCCGATTATTGTAAAAAATCCAAATGATGTTAAACTAGATGATGTATTTTTTAAACTAGTTGGTGATGTATTGGTGAACCTTTTAGAAAATTGGATTGAGGAAACTAAGGATGAATTCGAGGATCGAACTGACAATATTACGGACATTGATGACGAACGAAAATTATTGTCGCAAGGTGATCCCATTTTTAAAGAGTGAATATTTCCATGAAAAATCTGAAAGACTGATTTTTCAAAACATTTTAGAGTTTTTTACCAAATATAACACCGTTCCCTCAAAGGAAGCGGTGATTATATCATTGGAAAAACTAAAAACCGTATCAGAACAAGAATTCAATGAATGTAATTCTATTGTTGAAGAATTTGATTTTTCTGCTTCAATAAATCAAGATTGGCTTGTAAACGAAACAGAAAATTTCTGCAAAGACAAAGCAATTTATAATTCAATCATGGAATCAATTCAGATTATTGATGGGAAAGACACATCAAGAAATAAAACTGCAATTCCTGAACTGTTGTCGAAAGCATTGTCTGTATCATTTGATGTTCACATTGGACACGATTACACCAATGATTCAGAGAAGCGATTTGAATTCTACCACCAAAAGGAAAGAAAGATTGCATTCGATCTTGAATATCTCAATACAATTACAGCAGGCGGAACACCAACTAAAACTCTTAATGTGGTAATGGCTGGTACTGGCGTAGGTAAATCATTATTTTTGTGCCATCATGCTGCAAACTGTTTAGTACAGAATCACAATGTGCTTTACATCACTTGTGAAATGGCAGAAGAGAGAATAGCAGAAAGAATCGATGCAAATCTACTTGATGTTACTATGGATGATCTAAAGGACATGCCATTAAGTTCTTATTTAAAGAAAATTGATAATGTCGCAAAGAATATCAATTCAAGATTGATTATCAAAGAATATCCAACATCTAGTGCTGGTGCAACACACTTTCGTGCTCTCTTGGATGAATTACAGATCAAAAAGGGATTCAAACCAGACATCATCTTTATTGATTACTTAAATATTTGTGCATCATCCCGAATACGGAATAACGGTGCTGTTAACTCTTATACGCTGATTAAAGCGATTGCAGAAGAACTACGCGCACTTGCTGTAGAAAAAGATATTCCTATTTGGACTGCCACGCAAACAAATCGTGAGGGATATTCAAACACTGATGTTGGTCTTGAAAATACTTCAGAATCTTTTGGTTTGCCAGCCACTACAGATTTTATGATTGCTTTAATTTCTACTGACGAACTTGAAGAGCAGAATCAAATCATGGTAAAGCAACTAAAGAATCGCTACAATAATGCCATGTCTAATCGTAAATTTGTTGTTGGGCTAAATCGAGCAAAAATGAAATTGTTCGATGTTCCTAGTGTTGAGCAACCAACTTTGGTGGCAGGAAACACAACAGACGAACAAGAAGCCGGATCTGGTTATGACATGAGAGATAAATTTAAGAAACTGAAAACATCCTCAACAGGAGACTGGAAGTTCTAATGTCAACTTACATCGACAAAATGTTTATCAACATGATTTCTTCTATGCTAGAAAAGTTTGCATGGAAAAAAGAAACTCTTGCAAATTGTAGATGCCCAATTTGTGGGGATTCACAAAAGCACAAAAACAAAGCAAGAGGATTTTTCTTTCAAAAAGGAAATGATTTTTTCTACAAGTGTCACAATTGTAATTTCAGCAGCAATCTATACAATTTTCTAGAACAAATTTCTCCTACTCATTGCAAAGAATACGCAATACAAAGATGGATGAATGGAGAAAATGGTAAATCAAATTATAAGAAACCAAAGATAAAGTTTGAGAAACCAAAATTCAAAAAAACAGAATTAGTGGGGTGTGTGTCCGTATCCACCCTTCCCGATAGTCATCCATGTAAAAAATATGTACTTTCCCGAAAGATACCATCGGCTTTTATGAAAACATTGTATTTTACTGAAGACTTTGCCAGTGTTGCACAATCTATAGATCCAGAGAAAAAGGATCTGACAAAAGAAAGTAGATTGGTTATCCCCATCTATGATGAAGAAAATACTCTAATTGGTGTTCAGGGTAGATCTTTAGATTCAAAATCAATTCGTTATGTAACAATCAAGAAAAAGGGCGCGGAACGACTCTGGTATGGTTTGAATAAAATTTCGAGTGAACCTGTATTTGTTCTGGAGGGTCCTATTGATTCTATGTTTCTTCCAAATGGAGTAGCAACACTTGGAATGGATTCTACTATTACTATTCCGGATTTTATAAAGGAAAAGAAATTGATCTTTGTTATTGATAACGAGCCAAGAAACAAAAATGTTGTTAAAACTATAGAGTCATTGATTGAGAAGAAATTCAATGTTGTTATTTGGCCATCGACAATTCGGGAAAAGGATATCAATGATATGATTTTATCCGGTAAAACAACCGAACAATTAGTTGAAATAATAACAAACAATACTTATACTGGGTTACAAGCAAAACTTAAATTAAATGATTGGAAAAAAGTGTAATGGAAGAATCAGATGAAGAATTCTTTGAAGAATATGGCGAAGAGATGACTAAATCTTTTTTGAATTTTGGAATACATTTTAAAGAATATGTTTGCGAAATGGAAAAAGAAATTTGTGACACCGCCATGACTTATGCACACTCATTTGCAGAAGAGTATGGGATAAAGGTAATAGAGGAAGAAGAGTTTTATTACTCTCCAATCGATCCGGAATTGGATGATACTGATTTTATCTATGCTATAATTAACATTTATATGAAATTTGCAGACAGAATTAAAGAAATAAATCCAGAGTTGTGGAAAAAAGCAGTAGAATATTCTAGTGATTATGGTGGAGTAGGACGAGTTAAATTTTATCACTTAAAGGATGAGGACAAACAAGATGAAAAAGATTGATGTATTAGATTATGGATTTGTTGAACTTGTTGATTATATGGGAAACGATTTGACTGTAGTTAATGCAGCCAGAGTCTCCTTCAATAAGGAAAGTGATTGGGATAGCGAACCGGATTGGAACATGGTTCGTGAACGAAAGTTATCCAAAAAGGATGAAAAACTAATTTCTTATCTTGCTAAACATAAACACTGGACACCGTTTGCCCATCCACAAATTACTCTCAGAATTAAGGCTCCTATTTTCATACGGACTCAACTTTTTAAACATAAAGTTGGATTTGTCGAAAATGAAGTATCCCGTAGGTATGTTAGCGAGTCTCCGGTGGTATATTCTCCTCGTTGGAGAGGAAAACCAACAGGCGGAGCAAAGCAAGGTTCTGAAGATTTTATGCCAATCAACGAACAATATAACACAGCAAATCGTCATTATGAATTTACTATTAAAGATGCAGTAGAAACATATCAACAATTGATTGATTTGGGAGTTGCCCCCGAGCAAGCAAGATCAGTTCTTCCTCAAGGAACTTATACCGAGTGGTGGTGGACTGGATCTTTGTCTGCTTTTGCGCGAGTATATCATCAAAGAAGTGATGTTCATGCGCAATGGGAAGTTCGTCAGTATGCAGATGCAATTGCCAAAATAATTCAACCACTCTTTCCCGTTTCGTGGAAAACCCTTACTAATTCAACTACATAAAACACCAACTTAATTTTCAGGAGAAATACCAAATGAGTTTACCTACCCTTTATCAAGATTTTATCCATCTTTCTCGCTATTCTAGATGGATTGAAAGTGAGAACCGCAGAGAGACATGGGAGGAAACTGTTAAGCGGTATTTTAACTTTTTTGAAAATCACTTAAAGACAAAGCATAAGTTTACTTTGTCTCAAGAACTTCGTTCTGAATTAGAAACTTCTGTGTTGAATTTAGAAATCATGCCAAGCATGAGAGCACTGATGACTGCGGGAGAAGCACTTGAGCGTGATAACACCGCCGGTTATAACTGTTCTTATGTTGCAGTGAACCGTGTTCGTGCGTTTGATGAAATTCTATACATACTCATGTGCGGCACCGGAGTTGGGTTTTCTGTTGAAAGACAATACATAGAAAAACTTCCAACTATTACAGAGGAGTTTACTAACAGTGAAACCACTATTGTTGTCCAAGATAGCAAGGCTGGTTGGGCTAAAGCCTATAGGGAACTTGTCTCCCTACTCATTGGAGGTCAAATTCCAAAATGGGATGTCTCAAAGGTTCGTCCTGCTGGCGCGAGACTTAAAACATTTGGGGGTCGTGCATCGGGACCGGGGCCATTGGAAGATCTCTTTAAGTTTACAATTGAAACTTTTAAAAAGGCTTCAGGTAGAAAACTCACTTCCATCGAATGTCATGATATCGTTTGTAAAATTGCAGAGGTTGTCGTGGTTGGAGGTGTGCGACGATCCGCACTTATTTCACTTAGCAACCTCACTGATGAGAGAATGCGCGATGCAAAGTCAGGAGCATGGTGGAACGACAATCCCCAACGCGCCTTGGCCAATAACTCAGTTGCATACAAAGAAAAGCCAGACATGGGCATCTTTATGGAAGAATGGATGTCTCTTTATAAGAGCAAGAGTGGCGAGCGCGGTATCTTTAATCGTGAGGCTTGCAAAAAGACTGTTGCCAAACTAGGGGATCGTCGTGATCCAAACTATGAGTTTGGAACCAATCCTTGCTCTGAAATCATTCTACGAGATAGAGAGTTCTGTAACCTCACAGAAGTCGTTGTGCGAGCAGATGACACCGCAGACAATCTTGCTCGTAAGGTTCGTTTAGCGACGATCCTAGGTACATTCCAAGCGTCTTTAACGAACTTCCCATATCTTTCCAGCGAATGGAAGAAGAACTGTGAGGAAGAGGCACTTCTGGGCGTATCTCTAACAGGAATTCTTGACAATGAACATATGGCAAATGATGTTATTAATTTGGAAAAGGGTCTTGTCAAACTTAAAAACATTGCAGTAGAAGTAAACAAAGAGTATGCATCAAAAATTGGAATTGAATCTGCTGCCGCCATTACTTGCATAAAACCATCTGGCACAGTTTCGCAATTAGTAGATGCCGCATCTGGTATTCACCCAAGACACAGCGAATACTATATTCGTACTGTTCGTGCAGATCAAAAGGATCCATTGTGTAAAATGATGATGGACATGGGATTCCCTCACGAAAAGTGCGTAATGAAACCCGATTCTGTAATGGTATTCTCCTTCCCAACGAAGTCACCAGAGGGATGTCTGACTCGTAATGATTTGGGTGCAATTGAGCACCTAGAACTTTGGTTGGTGTATCAGCGTCATTGGTGTGAGCATAAGCCAAGTATTACTGTAACCGTTCGTGAAAATGAATGGATGGATGTCGGTGCTTGGGTATATAAACACTTCGATGAAATCAGTGGTATATCATTCCTACCACACAGTGATCACAATTATCGTCAAGCACCATATCAAGAGTGCAGTAAGGAAGAATACATGGCACTCCTTGAGAAGATGCCAAAAAATGTTAATTGGTCAGATCTTGTGAAGTATGAAAAAGAAGATAAGACTTCTGGCACTCAAACCTTTGCTTGTACCGGCGATAAGTGCGAAGTAGTTGATATCACATAATGCATTACACAACAGTCTTTCTGTCAGACTTTCACCTTGCCTCCAAGAAGGCAAAACACAAGCCTCTCATAGACTTCCTGAAGTTCAATACCTTCGATAACATCTACTTGGTAGGTGATATCATAGACATTTGGAGATTCAAGGACGCATTCTCCATGCGCCATGAGAAGCAGATTGGGCAGGTTGAAGTCGTGGAAAGATTGTTGAAACTTTCTCGCAAGGGAACCAAGGTTCATTACATCTATGGAAACCATGACGAGTTCATGGCAAAGTTTATAGGGCATGAAATATTTGGAAACATTTCTCTGTACGAGAGAATGGATTACACCACCAAGAACGGAAAGAAGTTTCTCGTTCTTCACGGACATCAGTTTGATTTGCTAACCAAATATCCAATCAGTTCTTCTGTTTACAAACTTGGAGACATTGGATACGAAATTATGCTTGATCTAAATGAAATCTTCAATTGGTGTCGTAGAGCATTAGGAATGCGATACTGGTCTTTGTCCAAGTATGTAAAGATTAAAGTAAAGAGGGCAGCACAGTTCATTGAAAGTTTTGAAGATGTTATAT